ACCGGCTGCGACACCCCGCGATTTATCCATACGTCGTTCGATGCCGGCAACCCTTTTATTTGTAATGGCCGGGAATAGCCGCCGGGCAATTTCACGCCGTCCGCGACGCACAATCCGTAGTCGGCAAAGTCTTTTCCGTTGTAAATGAATCCACCAGCCATATCAGTAAATCCCTCCTGCCAATGCAGAACGAACGCGGCCAGCAATTGAACGCGAGATCATGTCAATGTCGGCATCGTTTCGCACGGTCACGCCGCCCATGTTTATATTCACGACGGCTCCTGTCCCTGATATATAGGAATCTTTGCCTAGCACGGTTCCGCCACGGGCAAACGATTCGATATCTGATAGCGTTAGCCTTTGCAACGCGCCGCGCCTGCCAAATGCAACGTTTCCGACTCCGTTCGAATCGAGTATCATGGACAGGATGTTGCCATCCTGCAAACCCGTATACCCTGCGATGCGGCCGTCGCGATAACTCGCCCGCGTAAGCCCCCCAGTCCATCCTGTCGAAATGCGGCGCAGCCATTCGATCAATTCTTCTGTCCCGTACGGCAAATAGGCCCATGCGCGGACAAGCGCATCGCGAAACCGCTGTATCACGGTGCCGGTCATCGAATCGTCTATGGATTGCGGAGAATCATCAGGGAATGGACTCTGTTCTTTTTCTTTCGGCGCGCCGCGATATATTGACGCGGGATCAATAACAGAACCGCCCTGCGCATAGCCTATAAGCCCGTACAGTTTCGCCATGACACCGTTTCCAGAATCCCGGTAATGAATACGGCCCGCATTCTCGCCTGTCAGCGCCTCTAGAGATAGCCACGTGCCTTCTCCAGCGCCGCCGACGCCTTCCACGCGAAGAAATTTTCCATCAGAAATCCGTTTAGCCGTAGATACAATCTCGCTCCATCCGTTGCCTATTCCGGTCTGTAAAATGCCCCACGCTTCGAGCGTGATCTGGCCCGTGTTGCGCGCCCAATTCACGAGATCCGAAAATGCCTTGCGCATGCGTTGCAGCGCAACCGTTTCCGCAATGGACAATTGCTCGATAATTCCGCCTGATGCAAACGATTGAAACAGCATCTTAGCCGTTTCTGATGCGGTATGGATAAATGTTCCCACCGGCAATGCAAAAATGCCGGGCCGGCCGTCGCCGATGATCCCTTTCGTGCCGTCCGGCAACGTCGCCAGTTCCGGCCCTTCCTCGTTTGCGATAATCGGCACGCTTTTCGTGCGCCCGCCGTCCGCGTACATGGCGGGCATGACCATTTGATTTGCATCGAAATTCGTTAGCCGGGACCAGATTCCTTTCACAGAATCCCACAGCCGCGACCAGAACCCCTGCGTCTTTTCAGCACTGATACGGTTGGCTTCCGCAATGCGTTCGGCCGTTGTCGCCGCCTGTTCCACAGCGCTATTTTGATGGCCAAGCCCCTCCGGCGATTCCCACCAATCGATCATTTCCAGCCATGCTGAAACCGATTTGTCGCTCGCTTCTTTATGCGCATTGGCAACATCGTTTGCGCTGTTGCGAATCAGATCCACAGATATTCCGAGTTCATCGGCCAATTTCTGCATGGCTTGTTCATATTTCGCTTCTAGATCGGCAAACGCCTTTTCGCGTTCTTCCGCAATGGCCGCTTCGGCCTTTTTATTTTCCTCCACGCGCGCATTATATTCCTCAATGGCCTTCGCCGTTTCGCGTTCCTGTCGTTCCGCGGCAATACGTTCGAGTTCGCGTGCGCGTTCCTCCTCGAGTTGCAACCGTTCCTGAAATGCCGCTTCCTCCTCGGCCATTTTCCGTTGCGCACGTTCAACGGCTTGTTGGTAGTCACGGGCAGCCCGCGCCTCGGACTGTTTATACTCGCGTTCCATGCGATACAAGCGAACCGAATATTCACGATCCAGTTTCTCGACGCCGGCATAATCGCCCGATTGCATGAGTTCTGCTCTGCGCTGCATGTATTCGTATTCGGCGTCTGACAAAGCGTCGTAATAGTCCGTTGCGGCATCCTGCCGCGAATCGTAAAACTCCTGCTGCATTTCGGCGATGCTTGTGTTGAAATCGCGCACGCGATCACGATATTCGCGCTGCATTTGCGCTACCGTTGTCGCGAACCTATCGCGTATGTCGCGCACGGCATCGCCAAAATTCTGTGCGATATCCTTTTGTTTGTCGGCCAGCGTCTTGGCAAGGTCAAGCAGTTTCTCAGCGTTTTTTTGCGAATCGGCAGCCGATTTGTCGGTTATTTCCTTGACTTTGTCGGCATGGCTCTTTTCGAGTTCCTCAATCTTTTTCTTTACATCCGCGGATAGTTCGATCTTTTTCTTTTCGTTTGCTTCGACGCCGTCAACGGCGGCCTGCGACGCAACAACCTGTTCATAATAGAGTTTGTTCAGGTAATCAATGGCGTCTCCGGTCTCCATCGTGGCAATCTTCGCAGCATCATATTTCACTCCGGCCGCGTCGAGCGCATCCATGACCTGCCGCAGCGTTGCCGGTAATTTCGACTGAACGTCAGCGGCCTCGTTTGCCGCCTGATTCGCCGCCATCCATGCAGATGCTAGTTGTTGCAGCGCAATGACCGCCGCGCCTACCAAAACAACGATCCCGCCCGTTCCGGCAAAAAAGGCCGTTATGGACGGCAATAATCCAATCATGATCTGGATGCTTGCAACAACTTGCGGAAGGAATATAAGTATCGGAGACGCTGCCAGCATGAACCCGCCTATTGCCGTGGTCAACACAACAACCGCCTGCGATAAAACAGGGTGTTCCTGCGCCCATTCACGAAAACTCACAATCGCGCTTTTCAACCAGTCTATCAGTCCTGACATTGCAGGTGCGATCTGCTCACCGATAACCTCCATCAAATCGCCAAAATCTTCGCGTAGATGATTGATTTGGCCTCCTAACGTTTTTGCCGCCTCCGTTGCCCGTCCTCCAAACTGTTCCGCGAGTTCTCCCAACACGATTTTCTGCGCGCCAGCGATGTCGTTTACGGCCATGAACCCGCGAATCTGTTTTTCCTGCTCGTCGCTCAACTGGACGCCAGCGCGGCGCAATGCCGTTACGCCTACAACCGGATCTTGCATTGCCTTCCCCAGCGTGATCGCGGTATGCGACAACTGTTCGGCGCTCGGCGTCATTCCGTTGTTCATGCCAGTTGCCAAATCGAGAACCGCTTTCGTTACATCGGGAAAAACGTCCTTGCCGATGTTCGTGAAAGTCAAGAGCATAGCGCTTGCGCTTACTGTCGCGTCATCGGATATGCCGGTCTGCGCCTGCAATTCGGAGGCCATCCGTTTGATTTCGTCTGCCGTTATCCCTGCTGCGCCACCCGTGGATTTCAGTACGGCTTCGAGTTGTTTCGATGCGCGCTCGGATTCATCGAACGCTTTCACGGATGCGCCTATAAATCCTGTTATCACGCCGCCGATTCCGGCAAATGCAAGGCCAATTTTACGAGTGGCTTCCTCAAACTGACGCTGGAGCGCCGATGCCGCATCATCGGCCATGCGCTCCATATCGTTCTTTGCGCTTTCGGCAATCTTTACCGATTCATCGGCAGACTTTACCAGCCCGCTCGTATCGCCGACAAAATATAATATGGCGTCGCCAAGATTTATGGCCATTTGTTCAGCCTTTCATGTTCTTCGGCTTTTTCGGTTGCATCGCCATAAAATCGGTAAATGTCATAGGCCGTATGTTGTCGCGCTCCGTCTTGCTTCGGTTCTGTTCGCGCATCATTCGCGCCTCGCGCATCCTGTCCTCCTGCAAAATCAGCGATGCGGCATTTACCTGTTCGCACGTCCAGCGATCTATCAATTCGGTAAAACTCACGCCATGTTCTTTTGACAGCGTGAATAATCGAATCAACTCGCCGTGGTCTCTGTCCCAGTCGCGCTCCGATTCTGTGCGACGGTCTTCAACTTCTTCAGTTCCGCAGGCAGGCAAACTCCAAAAGGGCCGTATGCCAGCGTAACCATGGCGACAAGTGCTTCTACCGCCTGATACTCTGTCGCGTTTTCCTCGATGTATTCGCGGTCATTCGCGAGGTCGCCCCACGAAAACATCAGGTTTACGAGACGGTACACGTCTTTCTCGATGGCCGTTGCGAGCACGGCGAGCACGTCTTGCGGATTCATATTCAGCGATTTTCCATCGCCGATCAAACGGTCCGCGATCATCGGCAAACATTCGATGCCGGTCATTGCGGCGGCGAAAGCCTCGCGGAACGCTTGCGCCTTCCGCAACGACAGGGGGGCGATCGCGAACGACCGCTCCCCCAACGTCACGGTAATCGGCGCACCGGATGCGATATCGAAATCGGTGCGATTCATCATCGGTTACGGTTCCTCGCCTTGCGAAATGGTCAGCGTGTTGATCGCCGTCAACAATCGCGTCAAGCCAGCCGACGGACTCTGCGCAATCACATAGCCGCTCGTAACGGCATTGGAAAATGCGGATATCTGCGATACGACGCTGAATCCGGCATTACCGAGCGCCGTCACGGCCGCGGCCGCCGTCAACAATTTGACGTTCGGAATCACGGCGTATTCGACGGATTCCGGCACATCGAACCGCAACACCGCCGTGCCTACATCGATGTACTCGCCTTCATCGTCGATGTACGCATCGAATTTGAGATCGATCGTGCGGTTGTTCTCGCTCGAAAACTTCGGGAAATTCATACTGGTCAGTTTCACCAGCGGATAGAAAATTCCGAGCGGGATCGGATTATCGGAAATCGGATCGGTGCCGTGGCCGAGCAACACGAGATGCATGAACGGATAGTCCGCATTCTTCGCGCCTTCAGCCAGTTTACGGATTCCGTTTGCATCCGTCGTGAACAGGCCAGTTGCCATTCCGATGGCTTGCGATTCGAGCGCCGATTCATCAATCGTACCCGTAATCACATGGTCTGCCGCGGCCACGAGATCGGATGCCGTCTTACCGAGCGCATGCGCGGGCTTGAACGGTTTGAACTTCGGTTCACCGGCAAACGCCGGTCCGCCGGTAAATGATGGAATCAACGACCAGCCTCCTGCCTCCCATGCCGAATCGGTCAGCACAGGCGGGGTCGGCATGTGTGTGCCAAGCGGCGCGATAAACGCCTTGAAACCGGTCGGGATTCTGCGGTTCTGATTGTCTCTCGACATAACTAAATCTCCTATGGTCCTGTTACAGTGGTCTCATCCGAACGCGGAACGATGCCAGCACGAACGGCCAGCCTACGTCCGGATCGAACAGATCCTGTGCGTCGGCCTGTTGATATGCGCACGAGATAAACCCGTGCGCGGTTTTTTTCAATTCGGCGCGATGAAGCCGGTCGGCGAGCGCACCGTATACCGCGCGCGCCGCTCCATGATCCGTCGTGCCGCCAAAACATTTGATGTGGTAGTCGGCCACGACATCGGTGTGAACCTTGTCCGCGCCGAAACCGGAACCGTTTCCCGTCGCTTCGACCGCCGCCTGCGCGTTGTCGAATCCCGGCGGAATTCGCGGGATATAAATGCGCGTGCCGCACAGGGTATGCAGCAGGGTTCCAGTTTCCACCAGATAAGCGCGCAGGATAGCGTTCGTGTCGATCACAACGATCCCTCCGCGCGGCGTTCCCAATCGCGAAACGCCTCCATGAATCCGGGGAGAATGTCGGGCCGGGCCGCCATGTGCTTCGTGCCGATGTGCAGGTAGCCGCCGTAACCGTCCTCGGTGTGGATGTTGCCGCGCATCGAGGCGGAATCCCATTCGGCGTGGATGTTTCGCCTGTGAGTCCCGCCGCGATAGCCTCTCGGCTTTTTGGTTTTCGCGCCGCCCGGCAACCGGTTCTCGATGTCCCAGCCGACAGGCGCACGTTTCTGTGCGCGTCCTTTGGCGTCCTGCAGGAAATCGGCCATGCCGACGCCGATTTTTTTCACGGCGTTCTGCAACGCGCCGCGAAGTTCATCGGCATCGATCGAGAATGCAGCCTGTTCGCGTCCAGGTACGGTGCGTCGTGCCATTATCCGGTTCCTTTCGCTGGCATGAGTTCCAAATCCACAACAAGACACGTAGGGCCTTGCGCAGGTGCGCCAACGACTTTGAATTCCGGCTGCGGCGAAAGCGCAACGCCCGCCTTGGACACGATGCGCACGCGGGATGTGGCCGTTATCGCCGTGCCCAGCGGCAGGCGCAATCGCGCCGCATTGGTTGGGAATTGCGCATTGTCGCGCGTCTCGGAACCGCCGCCTGCGTCGAATCCGCAAACCGTATTGGCGCTCCACGCAATCGTCTGGGTCGTGTAAGCGCCGCTGGTGCCGACTGACAGCGTGCCAACCGTGCACACGTCCAGCATGCTGTCCTGTGCGGCGGCCCGCATTCGGGCATATTCCGTTGCGGTTACGGGATTCATTGCAGCGCGTCGTCCTCTCCCTGCGGGTAACGGTTCACGTGTTCCACGATGCCGCCGGTCTCGGCATCGAGCCGCCGGGTTTTCGACAGCAATTCGAGCGTGCCAGGACATGCTTTCGACCTGTACCGTTGCGCGATTTTCATGTACTGCTCATACACCTGATCGCGGCGCAAACTCGAACCGTCGGCGGTCATCGAGTAATCGCTCGCGACGGCGGCGGCCTTCTCTTCCCAGAGCTCTGCCGCCGTCGCGTTCATGTCGTATGTCGGCATCCAACCCGGATTCTCGGTCACGGTGGGCGGCGCGGTGGAATAATCGGCCAGCGTTGGCGGCGTGCCGAACGGGTCGTAAACCGGATGGCGTTCGATTGCGGCTTTCAACGCCGCGTCGCCATAGGTTCCCGTGCCCGGTTCGGCGATCATCCGTCTGAGCCGTGCTATCTGCTCTGCCGATGCCGCCATATCATGCATCCTCCCTGTTACCGCCCTAGCAAATAAACGATCTTCAAATGATACGTTCCGTTTGGCGTGCCGTTCGGCGTATACAACGACGTCTGAATGGAACCTGTCGCCGTAAACGTCCCTGTATCATTTGCTCCGTTCAGCGTAGCGATGAGAAATCGCGTGGAATCGGCCACAACGTTCGGTAGCGCGAACTTGTTTCCAACGCCGACACTGACAGCGTCTCCGCTCGAATTCGTTTTTGCCGGCAATGCAATTGACGTTACCGTGCGAAATGCTTTCGCGCCCACAACAGTCGCCGTTCCGTTCAACGCGATCGTGTCCGTGCAGGACGCGCCCGCGATGTCTCGGCCAACAATCACGACGTTGCCTGCAATGCCAGCGGCATTGCCAGTGATCGACAGCGTTCGCGGCACGTCCGGATTCGAGATTGCGGTCGTAACGGTTTGGCCCGCCGCGCCGAGCGTCACGGCTGCATGCACGCTCGCCGTGTTGGCATTCGTTGGCACGATGTCGTAAATCGCAAGCGCGCCAAGATACGCGCAGTTGGCGAGCGGCGTGCTGCCGTCGCCCTGCACGCGGGCCGACGCATCGAACCGAAGCGGATACCATTGTGCATGCGCACAGATAGGAACAGACGCAATGATCGCAATCGCGATCAGCATCACGATATGTTTTCTGTCCATCGGTTATCCTCCTTACGCCGTCAACACGGCGAACTGGCACCGCGTGGATTTCGTGGCGTTCGCACGATTGATCGGATTTGGAAGCGCGACTCCGATCCGCATCACGGCGCGGAGCGCTACCATGTCGTCCTGCATCAGGTTGAACTGTATTTGGCGCGGGCTGGACGCATCGGTGATCACGCCTTCGGTGAAAACCTTGAATGTAAGGTCCTTCCGAATCGCGTAAACCAGTTTGCTCCAGTCGCCGGAGATCATCAATGCCGTCGCCGGATCGATTACGCCGTTCGCCGGGAAAGCGATCGGCACGCCGTCCAACAGCATCTGACTCGCCAGCGCCGGATTCGTGTTGAAAATCGGTTCACCGGTCGTGCTGCGCACGCCGCGCAGTTTCGCCTTCATCGTGAGCGCGGCGATGTGGCCGGTGACGTTGAATCCGTCGGCCTCGACGAGACCGGCGGCGCCGCCCTCGCTGAGAATCGCGTCGTAAAGGTCCGCGAACGATGCCGCGCTCACGACATGACCCGCCGTGTTGCAGCGGGCGATGAGGCCCGCGCCGCCGAGCGCCGTGCTCCAATCGGTCGGGATGTTGGTTCCGTTGATCACGGCCCCGTCGAACACGACGCCGAACGCCTCCTGAATCAGCGGGTATACCTCCGACCAGATCGGATAGTCGGCATCGTCCAGAAGCGATTCCGGAATCGGGAGAATCACGGCGATCTCCGCCGCCGTCAGATAAACGTTCTCCCACGCCGCCTCGCTCGTCTGTTTGATGCTGCCCTCGGTGGGCGCCTCGGCCACAAAATAGCCCGACGGCAGCGCGGACATCACCGGCAACCGGCGCACGTTGCGCGGCAAATCCGGCAACCGGCGCGCCTTTTCCATCACGAACGAATTTGCAGGAACGTTCTTGATAATCTCGCGGGATACGTCTTCCGGGATCAGCGCGCCCGCGTCGCTCGAACGATCCATGATGTTGTTGTACGCCATCGTATTGTTCTCCTATTACACCGCCCTGCCTGCCTGCTGGCGAATCCATCGATCCATGCTTGCATGCGGTGTTTGGTTGTTGCCCGTTCCAGCCCCGGCGTTCGCATTCGCGGATGCCGGGACAAAAAATTCCGGGTTGTCCTGTTTGAATTTTTCAACGTTGAACCGGCCGCGCTGGTCGAAATATCCGCCGCCTTTCGCAACGAGATGGGCCGCTTTCACATTACGGATTCCGGCCACGTGCGCAGCCTCGATAAACGCGGCATATTCTTCGTGCTCTTTCGCCGCCTGTTCGAGTTCGCGCACTTTGGCTTCGGCGTCGCGATCTTTGGCTGCGAGTATTTCGGCCTGTTTGGCCGCCCACGCTTTTTGTGCTTCGGTCACGCGCCTGTCCGCCTCGCGTTGCAGTTCGCGTTCGAACTCCTCGCGCGTGTAGGTCTGCGGTTTGTCGCTTGCTCCAGTGCCGCCCGCCGTGCCCGCCGCGTTCCCGCCGGTGTTCCCGGCGTTCGCAGACGCGTTCTTGTCGTTTGCGCCCTGTTCCGTGCTCATTCTGTGCTGTCCTCCCGTGTTGAATGTTTATCGTTTTGCACCAAAAAAAACAATCGCCGCATTCCGGGGTTGGATACCCGTAACACGGCGATAACTCGCAATCCGCGAGTGCTGGCCTACTTCGATTCGACTTTATATCCGGCGCGCCGGAGCAGCTCTTCTTCGTATCGTAGCAACGGCAGCAACAGCCGCCGGTGCGCCAGAATCTCTTTCACGAGAAGCGTCGGAATTGCGCCGCCAACAATCTGCGGCCCGGCATCCGTCTCGTTGTGAACGCATTCTACGCCAACATCCCGTCCATTTGCAAGCGTTTCGTTTTTGTGCTGTTTTACCATCTGTACTATTCGCGCCACGGGTTGCGTATTTTCACCAGGTCCGGTTTTTCTTCCGGCGCATCGCCGGTGTCCCACGCGCCGCTTGCCGCGACTGCTGCGCGTATTGCAAATGCCGCAATCGATTCTTCCGTATCGATGGAGAATTGATCGCCGACAATCGTTGTCGCTTTTGGGCCGGGACATTCGCGGCAATACCGTTTCGGCGCGCAATATTTCACGCGGGACAGGTTTACGATCATCGTGCCTTGATCGGTATCGATCATCATCGGAATCCACATTATGCGGCATCCCCTTTTTCCTCGGCCTCGGCGATTCTTTCAGCCGTGTCCGCCGCCCATTTCGCCGATTGTTCGCGAAGATTCTCCAATCCGGCCTCTGTCGAGTATACCAGTGTACACCGGCAATTGATGTCGTCTACTCCGTCGTTTGGAAACATGGAACCGTTTGGAAACGGCTCATCAATCGGAATCGGCCCAGCCGCCTCGTTCATGACGTGGCTTTCGCGAACGCGGGAATCGCCGACCGTGTTCCACGCCTTGTATCGGAACCCTTGCGCCGCCGCCGATTTCAGACCGGCGGATTCGATCGCTTTCCCGATTTCGTTTTGCGCAATCAGACCGGCGCGCTCGTTCAACAACCCGGTCCGTTCGCGGGCTATGGCGCGTTCGAGTTTGTCGCCGGTCAGGCCCGTCGCCTCTTTCTCGGCCCGGAATTTCGCCAGCCGTTCGGCGCGTTGCGGGTCGAGGCCGATGCTGTCGCGCACGAGCCGCGACGTTTTTTGCACGCCGAGTTGTTCTTCAATCCCTGTTGCGATTGCATTCGCGATCGCGGTCTTTTGCTCCTCGGAAACGTACTTCACGAATTGCGCCGCATGTTTCCGCGCCTCATCGATGATAGTTTGCTGTGTTGTCCCGGTCATAGCATTGTAGTACGCCTCGGACAGCAGCCCGGTCATGAACTCCTCCAGCACGGCGGCTTCGAGCGTTTGCCCCGCGATTTCCTCGATCGCGTCCATGAACTCGTCCGTGAACAACCCGGCCATTCGGTCCGCGCCTCCTACGTCCTGACCCGTTTACCCGCGAATTTGCCCATGATTTGCGCGACGGCATTTTCCGGCACGGGCTTCCGCGCGGATTCGAGGGCATCCGCAATGCCGCCCGCAACCTTGCCCGCGATCATGTCCTTCGCCTTCATTCGGGCCTCCATTGCGACCGCCGGGGAGACCGTCGCCGGAATGGCGCCAGTGTTCGGTATCGATGTCACGGTCGCCTCGACGTTGATATCATTTAACATTTGGGCGATCTGGCCCTCGTTCCACCCCTCGTCGCGAAGTTGAGTCGTAATCGGAATCCCGGCGTTCTTGTTGGTGAGCCGCGTTTGCGCCAGCGCCTGCGGGAGTTGCGTGTGCGCATCGGCCCAGACGCATTCGATGTCCGTTCCGTTGCCGTCGGCAATGCCGGATATGCGAGCCATGAATGCCATGAGCGATTCCCACGTGCCGCCGAGTATGATCTGGTATCGCGCGATTTTCGACAGCAATGGCGATTCGAGCGCGCGTATCGCTTCCCCGGACGGCGTGCCGCCTTGCCCGGCGAAATAATAATGCGGCGTCGCCGACAGGACCGCCATCGCATCGCGGAGGTCTTCCATAGGCCGCAGGTAGTTGTCCGGCGATGACGATGAAAATGAACCGACCGTCACGGGCTGGTCGCCCGCCGCGCTGCCGGGCAATTCGAGAATCGTGCCTGGACCTATCGGCCATTTCTGATTCTTCTCGAAATTGCCGATCGCGTACCGCTGCGGGAAACTGGTATATTCCGAAGCCACCATCATGTCGTTTAAAATTTTGTTCAACGCGTCTTGCAACGACAGCACGCCGGTCGTGAGTTCGCCTGTGTTCGTATCCGACCGCAACCGGAAATGGAACACGGGAATCTGGCCGAACTGGTTCGGTTCAACCGGCGAATCCGACACGGGCCGGAACGATTGTGCAGAAATAGGATTCTCATCGTTAGCAACATAATGCTCGATTCGGTCCGGGTAATACAGGTTCAGCCGCCGCCGCTTTTCGACCGTCCAGATTTTGCATGCGAACCGCATTGTCTCCGGTTCGTTCTCGTCGTATACGGCATGCACGGTCCGGGGGTCGTGATAGTATGCGCGCGGCGCGCCGTCCGTGCCCGGCCACGCCACGACAAACGATTCGCCGGTTATCAGCGCGCCCAGATGCACATCGTTCGCTATGCGGCGCACGTGCCGTTTCCACAGGTCCGCCAGCGCGTCGTTATCGATGTCCGGCGCGTTCCACGATTGAATAACGAGTTTGTTCAACGCGGCATCGATGATCGTCTGGCACCAGTTTTTGCGGAACACGACGCCGCGCTTGATGATGTCGGTGAATTTTGGGTTGATGAACGCGATCGGATGATCGCCGCGATAATACTGCATTCGCATATCGTGCGCCTGCATTTTGGCGATCAGTCCGTCGTAGCATCGTTTGAGGTCCGAGTCGATCATGTCACGAATATAATACACCTGTTGTCAGAAAGTCAATATGTATATTAGTGCGCGGTTACAGTTGCCGGCGCCCGCTTGTGCAATTCGGTAATCGCATATACGAACGCATCGAGCCGGTTCGGGCTGGCCTGTCCGGGTTCACCTGTGAACGAACACAGTTCGTCTTCCAACTTCGGGAACATTCCTACATGGTGGATTTTGTGCTGTTCGGCCAGCGCCGCCACGGGTTCGGCCCGCGTGATTTTGCCGCGCGACGCGTGAACGCTGCGCAACGGAACATGCCTGTCTACCGTGCGAATCGTGTGCTCCACCATCTCGCCGCCCTGATTCGTTTCGTACACGATTCGGTCCGCCTCATACAGAATGAACGCATCCACCGCTGTTTTCGCCCACACGTCCGGCGACGCTTTCAGCGAGAGGTCGGCGATCACGTAGTAGTGGTCGCCGCCCTTGCCGCAGACCACGATCCCGGCCTCGTCGCCCGTCCTCGTGCATGTCGGATCGACGGCCACGACTACGCGGTCGAGGCGGCCCGGCGCAACGTCCACTCGGTCGAGTTCGATGTTGGCGCGGGTCCACAGCGCGCCGGGGATCTCCTCCACATCCTCGGCCTCGATCTCCTGACGGTATGACAGCGCGGTCATGTCGCTCGCGATTTCCGCCAACGCCGCTTGCGAGATGTGCGGGTTCGCATGGCTGGCGAAATGGAACGCGGCCCAGCGCCCGTTGCCGTGGTTCTCGGCGGCGCGCTTGTACAGTTTCGATGCGTACCGCCTATCGTGCGCTTTGGAGATGCCTGCAGACCGCACGGACGGCGGCGTGTAAATGAACACGGCGTCGCCGTCGTTGTCCATCAACATCGGCGCGCCAACGACTTCCCACGCATCCTCGTTCATCAACTGGAACTCGTCGAGTATCAGGAGGTCTGCGTAATCGCCGCGCAACGTGTCGGCGTTGTACGCCGTCTTCGCGCGGATTCTGGACTGCGTATACGGGCGTTCGATGAAGTGCATCGTCTCGTTCTTCGTGTACACCCCGGCATCGATCGGTTCGCGAAGCGCGCGCTTTACCTCGTACCAGAACGTGCCGATTTGCTCCTCGGTCGGGGTTGCGTACAGGATGCGCCGGTTTTTGAGAAATTCGCGCACGGCCAGTATCGCGCATCCAACCGTTTTACCGCCGCGCCGCCCAGCCCGGATCACTTTGCGTTTTGCCGTGTCCTCGATGAACCGCGCCTGTTCCGCGTGGGCCGTTCGCAACCGAACGGCGTAATGTCTGGACTGCGGAACCGAGTCAGGGCTTATCATCGTAAACCACATGAATAATACAGGGTCCCGCGTTCGGCCCGGACACTTCCGATTTGGCCGGGGCGTCGTCTCCGAACAGTTTTCGGTACGACTCGTTTATGCAGCGGGCCTCCCTGATTGCATTGACGTCTCCGGCGGCTATTCCGGGCTGCAACTTGATCAGCAGTGCCTTTAGTTGTTCGGCCTCCAGTGTGCGCCGGTGCTGTGCCTCCTCCGTGCATGTCGCATCGATTTTTTTATACCTCCGTTTGCACGCGAGGAACGCGCCGGATTCGCTGAGTCCAACGGCGCGCCCGCACTGGAGGTAGGTGGCGCCCGATTTGCGGAGTTCCCAGATTTTTTCTTCGCGGTCGAGCGCGATCAACGCACGCCTGCTTCGTTTCGATTCACCCATTGCAAATCATCCCATAAAACGTTATGTTCACCGCGAGTCTCCTTTTGATGTCAC